GCTTTTTATATACACGGCGGAAATTTTGAAAAAGGGGGTAAACCATGCTTGAAGTGGCGAACAAAAATAGTCAAGTGCTGCGAAGCGGCAGGCACATACAAGGAGTATTTTGGTCCTGTCATAGACACGCTGGCGGATATCCTCGAAAAGCGAGACGCTGTGCAGCAGCAGTTCATTGAATCGGGCGGCGAGCTTCTCGTTGAGTACACCAACAAGGCAGGAGCTACGAACCTCGCACTCAATCCTCTTGTCAAGCTGGTGAACGACTTGAACGACACCGCGCTCACATACTGGAAGGAGCTCGGCTTGACAGCTGCGGCTCTTAAGAAAATAAACGAGTCCGCAATCAAGGGCAGCTCCGAGCTCTCTGCACTTGATAAGGCTCTCTTAGATCTTGGCGGATAAGAAAAAGGGCTGGCGATACTGGGACGAGGTCCTCGAGTATGCCGAGAGCATCCGAGACGGAAAGAAGATCGCCTGCAAAGAACTACGTCAAGGAGTCGAGAGATTCTTTCGGGATCTCAAGAATCCAACATATGAGCTCGACCATAAAGCTCCTGAGTTCGTGATAGGTATCATCGAAAAGACTATCTGTCATCAACAAGGAGAAATGATAGACGGTACACCGCTCCGAGGCACTCCCTTCAAGCTGACGAGTTATCATAAATTCATTGTGTACAGCCTCATCGGCTTCCGCACAGCCGAAAACCAGACAGTGCGCTTCCATGAAGCTCTGATCTTTATACCGCGTAAGAATATAAAGACGAGCTTCGCAGGAGCGCTCGCGTGGGCGCTGTCCCTCTGGTATCGTCGAAGTGGCTCGATGTGTTATATCACATCAGCAGCGCTCAAGCAGAGCATGGAGTCATTTGACTTCCTCAACTACAATATCAAGCGCCTAAAGCTCGACGAGAAGAGCGGCGGCTCATTCAAGGTACAAGACAACTCATTCGAGCACAGCATCGAGAACGTATTCGCTGACGGCTCGATGAAAATACAAGCACTCGCGGCGAATCCTGATAAGCAGGACTCGCTCAACTGCAATCTCGCTATAGTAGACGAGATACACGCATTCAAGACTCCGAAGCAGTACAACCTCTTCAAGGAGGCAATGAAAGCATATACGAATAAGCTCCTGATAGGCATCACCACAGCAGGCGACAATGAGCAGAGCTTCCTCGGACGGAGGCTCGCTTACTGCCGCAAAGTGCTAAATGGTACTATCAAGGACGAGCAGCTATTTATATTCATGTGCTGCGCGAACCCTGACGAGAACGGCGATATCGACTACACGAATCCAGAAGTGCATGAAATGGCAAATCCTGGCTACGGTATCAGCATCAGACCTGACGAGATACTACAAGACAGCCTGCAAGCTCAGAACGATCCGCAGCAGCGCAAGGACTTCTATGCTAAGTCCTTGAACGTCTTTACTTCGAGTATCAAGGCATACTTCAACATTGAGGAATTCCGACGCTCTGACAGCAAGTACAACTTCACGGAGCAGGAAGCACTCGGCGCGGTCCGTGATTGGTACGGTGGCTCAGACCTCTCAAAGCTTCACGACCTCACAGCCGCAGCTCTCTTCGGATATAGTCCTTCTCTGGATATATACTTCATACTCCCTCATGCGTTCTTTCCTGCTGCGATGGCAGCACAGAAAGCTGACGAGGACGACATCCCCCTATTCGGCTGGCGTGACGATGGCTGGCTTACGATGAGTAATAATGCTGTCGTCAATCCTGCCGAGGTCGTCAACTGGTACATCGAGAAACGGTCTCAGGGCTTCAACATGAGACAGGTCGGACACGATAGAAAATTCAGCCGAGAATACTTTATCGGAATGAGAGAGGCAGGCTTCAACATCATAGACCAGCCGCAATACTTCTACAAGAAGTCAGAGGGCTTCCGCTTCATAGAGCAGATAGCAAAGCAGGGCAAGCTTTACTACTTCCATGCAGAGCCTTTTGAATACTGCGTGCAGAACGTCTCGGCTATCGAGAAAACCGATGACATGATTCAATATGAAAAAGTACAGCCTACGCATAGAATTGATATCTTCGATGCTGCCGTGTTCGCAGTGGTCAGATATCTGGAGGATTTAGAAAATAACCGCACCGCATCGAGCTGGTGGGGCTGAAAGGACAAAAGTCATGAGTAAGTATACCGACGACCTCATAAAACAGCGAACCGAAGCGGAGCGAGTACCTGTCAAATGCACCTGCGGCAAGCGAATCGCAGACAGGGACAGCAAATATATATACATATACTGCAAGGCGTGCAAACGCACTCATAAATACGAATTGAAAAAATAATCAGAGCCAGAGTCTAAGAGCCAGAGCCAGAATTGAGAGTATATCTCTTTTCTGGCTCTTTTTATATTTTGTGAAAGTTGGTGATAGCTTGTCAAGGGTAATAGTAAAAAAGCATGAAAGTCGGCAGGCTCAGGATGTCGGAGGCGTGGCTATCTGGAACGGCGTCGGCGATATATGCTGCGAGGGATATGTCTCTCTTGACAAATGCCCTGAGATAGTGACAGCTATCAGCAAGATATCGCAGCTCATCTCCATGATAACTATACATCTCATGACGAATACAAAGGACGGCGACGTCCGCATTCAAAACGAGCTGAGCCGCAAGATAGACATCGAGCCGAGTCCTATAATGACTCGCAAGAGCTGGATGGAAGCTATCGTCAACAATCTCCTATTATACGGCAAGGGAAACAGTATAGTCCTGCCGCATACGGAGAACGGCTATCTCGGCAGTCTCGAAGTCATCCCTGCCTATCAGGTATCATTCATGCCTGATATGAATAATCGCAGCTATACGGTATATATCAACGGTCAGAGCTACAGCCCTGACGAGGTCCTCCACTTTGTCTACAATCCAGATAAATACTATCCCTGGAAAGGTACAGGCTTGACGGTATACCTCAAGGACGTGGCAGACAACCTCAAGCAGGCGACAAAAACAACAAATGCATTCATGAAGTCACCGAAGCCCAGTATCATCGTTAAGGTGGATGGCTTCACGCAGCAGTTCGCAAGCCCCGAGGGACGTGCAAGGCTGACAAGCGAGTACATCACGAATACAGAAAGCGGCAAGCCGTGGATACTTCCTGCGAATCAGTTCGCAGTGGACCAGATAAAGCCTCTCAGTATAGCAGACCTCGCAATCGACAGCACTATGAAGCTTGACAAGGCGACAGTCGCAGCTATTCTCCAGATACCGAGATTCATTCTCGGAATTGCAGACTTCAATCAAAAAGAGTGGGAAATGTTCATAAATACGACAATCCGCTCTATAGTCACCGAGCTACAGCAGGAAATGACAAAGAAGCTGATACTATCTCCGAAGATGTATCTCCGCTTCAATTACTGGAGTCTCATGGGCTGGGATCTCAAGACTATCTCCGACGTGCTTCTCGCTGGCTCAGATCGCGGATTCATCTCTGGTAATGAGTACAGAGACCGCATAGGCTTCGAGCCTCGTGAAGGACTCGACGAGCTGAGAATCCTCGAGAATTATCTGCCGTGGAATATGTCAGGCAAGCAGAAAAAGCTCATACAGGACGGTGATGAGTAATGCCGAAGGCTTCCTGTCAATACGAAGGACGCAGCGGCGAGTATATCATGTGCAAGCTCACAGGCGAGCACTGCGGCAATGTTAAATTCTGCCGAGCTGAGAATCGCTGGAAATTATCGGACAATGCAGTCAACTGCACACTTCCGAAGAATTACAAGGAGGACAAAAATGGAAAATAAACTCCAATTCAGAAGCAGCAGCTTCAGCAACTTTGAAACGAGGGAAGATGGAGAGAACCCTGTTATCGAGGGCTATTTCTCCGTATTCAATACAACTTACGATATGGGCTTCGATATGTCCGAGAGCGTAGCTCCTGGAGCATTCACTAAGTCTCTATCGAACGACGTCAGGGCACTGATTAACCATGATACGACCTTAGTGCTCGGAAGAACGTCAGCTCACACTCTTGAACTGCGCGAGGACTCACACGGTCTCTGGGGCAAGATTACTATCAATCCGAAAGATAGTGATGCTATGAACCTGTACGAACGTGTAAAGCGCGGCGACGTGAGTCAGTGTTCTTTCGGCTTCAACATCGTCTCCGAGAATACCGACATTCGCGAGGACGGCAGTGTTCATTGGACTATCACGGAAGCAGACCTGCACGAAGTATCAGTGTGTACATTCCCTGCATATGAGGACACCGCAGTCTCAGCCAGAGCTCACGACCTCGAAGAGATCAAGAAGCGACAGTTTGAGAAGCGACGCTCCGAATTATTATCAAAACTGAAAGGAGTTAATGAATAATGGCTCTAAGATCATTAAAGCTTCGCAAGCAGATTGACCTTGTCAATAAGCAGCTTGAAGAGCTCAGAACGAAGG